AGTCGAGTTCGGCGAGCAGGGTGGAGGTCGACGGCGCGGCGACCGGGAGAAACCCCGTGCTATTGATGGGCGGATTCCCCAGCCCACTATCAAAGGCCCCCATCAGCGGCGCCTCAGGATTCGACCGCCGACATTTCGATCACGAACTGATTCGCGGTCGAATTGAGCGTCTTGCACCGCGGCGAGAGCCAGAAGAGCGGCCCCGACAGTTGCACCAGCGTCGACCCGGACGTACTCAGCGTGCCGCTGGAGAGCACCGCCCACGGCCCCGAGGACGTCCGCGCCGAGCGGATCTGATAGCTGCAGGTGGCGGCGGCGTCGGCTTCACAGACGAAGCTGAACGACTCGCCCCAGCCATGGGTATTGAAGGCGACCCCGGCGCCGGTCGAGCCTTTGACGTTCGACGCCACGCCGCGGCCGGGCGAATTCGCCGCTTCGGCGGTGCCAAAGACCCATTTGAAGCGTGACGCGATATTCCCCATGGCTCAGATGTTCCGGGTGGAATCGAGGAACCGGATGAAGCCGTTGACGCGGCACTGGAGGCCGAAGATCGTCCCCGAACTCACCACGCGGATCGTGGAGTTCGCGGGCACCGCATAGCCTTCGGATTCGCCGGCACTCGCCGTCGGCGTGGTCACCTGATTGAACCCCGCCGTCGAGGTCGGACCGGTGATGGTCGCGACAGTGCCGGGATTGCCGGTCGGAAACGCCGGGTCGGGGCCAGGGCCGGGATACGACACGCTGGTCGAGGTGCCTTTGACTTTCAGCACGATCTTGGGCGTCGAGGAGTTGGACGACGCGCCCGCGTTGGCCGCGAAGAATTCCGTGATGTACCAGGTTTCGTAGGGCGGGACGACGATCGAGCCGAGGAGGGTGGTCGAGGCGTTGGCGTCGCCGCGGGTCGGGCCGAAGGAGAAAAGATTGGCCTTCGCCCCGTAGAGCGGGCCGTTGAAGCGGGTAATACCCATGGGCTGTTCCTCACGAGAGGGATCGGCGGCACGTTGTGAGGGACGCACCTGGGACTGCTCCAGGCACCGCCGATCCGTTTACGCAGTCAAAACCACATCCACTTGCTGCAACTGCTACTGCACGCGTCTGTTGCGCGGTCGATCAGGCCCCCTGAGTCCCGTAACTTCCGACCCAGGTCCAGGCGCCGACTGAGAAGCGATGCCGACATTTGAAGATGCGGTTGTTGGTGCGCGCATCGATCATCATCGGCTCCATGCTGATCGGCACGCGCCGATAGAACGTCAGCCCATGCTGCGACTTGCTCCCCGCGACGAGGAACCAGGCGTCCGCATCGGTCAGGCGCGGATTGACGACAATCGTCCACTGCCGCCGCGCCTTGATCGGGTTGCGGTCGTTGTCCGCGCTCGAGGGCAAGCCCACCGAGTTGATCAAGCGGTCCGCCAGGAATTCCAACTGCGGCGGAATGTAGAGAATCCAGTCGTGAATCGGCGAGGCCAGATGGCCCGCTTCATCCTTCTGGTCGGTCTGCAGGTCGATGAGCGCCTGCGTCAACGAGGTCGCCGACAGGTCCGCGTCGGTCGAGGGCCGGTTCTTCGCCGTGCCGCCGCCTTTGAGCAGATGCGCCGTGTTGAAGAGCGACACGCCGTCGGGGGTGGTTTCCGTCGAGAAGCCGTTGTTGAACGGATTCGCCGCGCGGCCTTCCTCGACGTAGCGGGCGGAAAACGCGAGCCATTCGCCGGCGCGATTGAGCAAGCCTTCCGCGTCGTCTTCGAGCGCCGTCTGCGTGACTTCGAAGCCCAACCCGTTTTCGGTGTGGGTGAAGTCTTTCGTGTTGCCCTGCCGCAGGGTGTCCATCACGAAGGGTTCGCCCTCGGGCTTGGACACCGTGTCGCCGAACGGGACGTAGGTGACGACGCGCTCGAACTTGCGGTCCGAGCTTTTGATGTTGTAGACGTTCGGGTAGATCTTCGGCAGTTCTTTGAGCTGCCCTTTCATGATCCCGTAGAACGTCTTGTCGACATTGTCGTAGAGGTCGGGGTTGGTGCCGCGGACTTGAGCCATGGACTAGCCCCTTCCATAGAAGGCCAAGACGCCGCGGCTGACGGTGCTATCACCAGCCGGCGGGGTCTGAGCGAGGAATCGGAAGGCCACGGCACCGCCGCTGTCTCCTTCGTTGTCGATGAGTTGCGTGACGACCACGCGCACGTTGATGAGCGTCGAGTTGGAGAGGTCGACTTTGTGGATGGTGAGGGTGGAATCCCACACCAGGGCTTTCATCTTCCCGACCTGCGAGGAGCCGAGATTCGCGCCCTGCGTGTTGGCGCGGAATTCGATCAGGGGATTGGCTTCCCAGACCGAGATGACCGTGCCGCGGGTGTTGGTGGAGCCCGGCCCTTGCGCCGCTTCGGCGGCGATGCCGACAATCGCCGTCGACATGACGACGCCGGCCGTCTGGCTGGACGGCAGGATCTGGCCCGCGTTGGAGTCGGTGTTGACATCGAGCGCGACGACGCGCCCGAGGAGAATCGCGTTGGAACTGATACCCGACGAGAGGGCCATGCCGCGCGTTGGAAACGCTCCCCACGGGGAACGGAACGGGCGGCAGATGGCCCCGGAACTGAGGACGAGGTCTGCCATGGAAACTCCCAGCGCGCACGCGAAGGCGTGTCACGCAGCGTTGGTGCTGTTGGGAGGTCAGGAAAGAAGCCGACGCGGAATCGCTGACCCGAAGCCGATCCGCATCCGCGACGCCCGGTGTTTTACGCGGCGGCGACCCGCGATGGCAGAGGCTGTCCGCTACGAGGCGACCGGTCAGCATCCGATGACCCGGTCGCCAAGAACGCCCGAGGAGCCCGCACGCCGGGCGAGGCGTGCTTTAGAGAGAACAGCGAGTCTTCACGCTACGCGCTATTCATGGGGACGTCAACACAAATCGCTACGCTTCGACGACTTCGACGACCGGCGCCACGCTTTGCAGCATCGGCAACTCCCCCACCTTGAGCACCAGACACGGCAGCTGGCTTTGCAGCGCAATGGCGTCGGCGAGATGCTTGTGCGCCATCGCGGTGCCGCTCCACTCGTGGTAGTAACTCACCGAGGGCTTCCCGAGCCGCAACGCGAGCTGGGACAATCCGCCGTAGGTGCCGACAAAGCCGAGCGCCTTGCCCAGGACCGCGCTCTGCACCGCGAGATTGTTCGCCGGGGTCACCGCGCAGAGGTCCGTGAGCCGCGAGACGTTGGCGGTGGGCGGCAACTGCACGTCCTGATGCTCGTCGACATGCACGCCGCTGTTCAGGAGCACGACCGGCGTGTGATTGGCGATGGTGCGGATCGTCTCCTGCGCGAACTGCACGAGTTGCGGGAGGCCGGGATAGGTGTGACGGAGATAGAAGCGCACGGCCACAAACCGCTCCGGCAGCGTGAGGCCCTCGGGGAGCGGCGGCGCGGGCAGCGGATCGAACAGCGCCTCCTCTTCGAGCTGCGTCAGGCCCATCGCGGAGGCAAAAAAGGGCGTCAGGCGCGCAAACATCCACGCCGGATGCAGGACGAGGTAGCGCCGGAGATTGAGGCGTGTCGCGGCGTCGCGGATCACGGCGTGATCGAACGCCGTCCAGCAGATTTGTTTCAGCATCGCGGATTTCGCGTGCTGGACGCGGTTTTCGACCCGCACCTCCTGCGGCGAGCGCAGATCGTAGAGTTCTAATCCTGGCGCACCGCCGTACCACTGCCCCGCGCCGCCGCGCGTGACGGGAATCAGCCGTTGCGGGTCGATCTGGAGGCGTTTGGCGAGGCGTTTGACGAAGGGAATCCAGTAGAGGACTTCAAAGCCGACTTCGCCGCGCCACGGCCCGACCAGAATCGGCGCCGACGAGTGCTGCAGGAGCCGTTTATAGAGCGGCCAGAGCTGGGCGCGCAACTTTCCCTTCCGCGATGAGGCGTTCGGCCTGGTCCCAGTCGTCTTCAGTGTTCAAATCGAAGCCTTCGTAGCCTTCCGTGAAGAACGGCGCGATTTTCGTCCCGCTGATCGTGCCGAACGCGTGGATCACGTAGCTCCACGCCATTTCCAGCGAGGCGTTCTGCACGTAGACCTTCGGCAGTGCTTGTGTCGGCTGCGAGTGCCACGGCGTGTCACCAGAAGCACGGAATGTCGCGCCAGTCGGCGTCGGCCATCCGGCGCCAATGAGCGGCACGGCCGGATACCCCGCGCCCGCGACCTGCCACATCTTGCCCGGATGTTCCTTCACCGGTTGCATCGCGCGCAACGAATGCGCTTCGTCGTGCGTGAATTGCCTGAACGCGCGCTTGATCGTCTCGGCGGTGCGAAAGGGCGACGTGGGACGCAGGATCGCGAACGCCTGCGCTCGTTCGACGATCTGCATCTTGAACGCATCGCGCACCCAGGCGATGTCGGGACTCTCGTCGGTGGCGAGCGCGGCCGGACGCGGGAGCCAGTAGGCCGCCGCGCGCTCCGCGATCTGCCCAATCGCGCTATCTTCGGACGAGACAATCACCTCATCGAAGACGCCGCTCGCGTAGGCCGCGCGAATCGTCCACGCGAGCAACGGCTCGCCCGCGAGCAACCGCGTATTCTTCCCCGGGATGCGCTTCGATCCCGCCCGCGCCGGAATCAACGCGACCATCCTCATACGGCGACCCGATCCTCAAAGACCGGCGTCGAGGTTTCGAACAGCACACAATCGGTGATTGCCTCCACCTGATGCACGGCCCCCGGCGGGACATGCACCGCCATCCCCGGCTCGAGCAGTTGCACGATGATGTTTTTGTTGGCGTCGTGGAAGCGCAGGCGCGCGTGCCCGCTGACCACGTAGAAGGTTTCATCCTTCCGCTGGTGATACTGCAACGGCCCGCCGCGCCCGGCTTTCATCGTCAGCACCTTGCCGATGTACTGATCCGTCTCGGCGACGAGCAGTTCCGTGCCCCAGTCTTTCGGGCCGAGTTCACGAGGGGTGAAGAACTGAATCGTCGGCCTGGAGGACGCCGGTGACGCGGGGGCCGTCGGCGGTGGCGACGCGTCGCATTTTACTGAGGGGTTTTCGTTCTGAGTCATAGAGTCTCTTGCAGCCATCACCATTGGCCAGGTGCGCCCGTTCAAGATCGCGAACCAGCTTTCGAAGTCCTGCGGGTTCCAGGCTGAACGCATGGTCGGTGCCCTTCATCGCACGATTCAACGTGAAATGTTTTTCGAGAATACGCGCGCCGTACGCGTAGGCCACCAGACTCATGGCGATTCCGGAGTCATGGCCGCTCCACCCGATGACCGTCTCGGGATACCGCGCGCGCATCGCGACAATCGCCAGCAGGTTCAACTCCGCGTAGTTCAGGACCGGATACGCGGCCGTGCAGTGCAAGAGTGCATACGGCGCGCGGCCCGCCTCGAGCACGTTGACCGCGGCATCGACATCCTCGAACGTCCCGCCGCCAGTGGAGAGGATCACCGGGACGCCGAGGCCCGCGACATGCCGCAGCAGCGCGTGGTCGGTCAGCCCGCCCGAGGCGATCTTGATCGCGGGCACATCCAGCCGCACCAGGAAATCGGCGGAGGCTTCATCGAAGGCGGTCGCGAAACAATCGAGCTTGAAGGTTTTCGCGACGGTGCGACAGGTGACGTAGTGCTGCGCCGAGAGTTCGAGCGCGGCGCGATGCTCGCCATAGGTGCGACCGAAACTATTCTCGTGGTCGTAGGGCTGCGCGAGCACGTCGGCGCTGTAGAGCGTCGCGTTCTCCCGCTTCTGGAACTTCACGGCGTGCGCCCCACACCGTGCGGCGGCTTTAATCATCTGGACGGCGGTGTCGACACTCCCGCCATGGTTGTGCCCCAGCTCCGCGATCACATAGCAGGGTGCGTCGTCCGCGATCCGCCTTGCGCCAAGGAAGAATTCTCTCACGCGAGCACCTGCAGCAGCGCGTCCCAGGAATATTGCTCAGGATTTAGTGCGGGTGAGTGCTGATCCAGATTCGTGTAGAGGAATTTACCTGCGGCCAGTGCGGCCCACGCACTGGTGTTGTTGGCGCGGAACGCCGGGACGAAAAACGCCGCCACGGCGTCGCAGTCCTGGAGTTCTTTCGCCAGTGCATCATCCGCGAGAAAACCGAGGACACGTAAGTGATCACCGAAGATGCCACGCATCGCCTCCACGGACTGAGTGAGCGCCTCGTCCCACGGCGAGCCTTCATGCACCGCCGTTGAGAGACTCAGGGTGTAGTCGGGATGATCGCGGTCGAGGTCTTCTTTCAATTGCACGAAATGCGGGAGTACCAACTTGTGCGCCATGCCGAAGGTGAGCACGCGATACGCGCCACGGGTTGGGTTGCCCTCGACCGTCGAGGGACAGAACGCCGTGATCACGTCGGGGTTGTGCGGTCGGATAGCCTCGGCGATCAGCGCGTTCGCGGCATAGACCCGTCGCGCCTTCTGCACAATGCCGAAGGCACAGAGGCCGCGCGGATGGTCATGGAAAAACAGATCATACGTGCGATACCACTCCGTGACCGCCGGCCACTCGTTGTAACATTCCGACGTCTTGATCGAAATCAACGGATGGGCGACGGGATGCTTCTCCAATGACTCCAGCGGCACCTTCAGCCGTCGCGCGAGCGCGTGATTGAATTTCGCCACGCCACAGGTCAACGGATTCAGGTGATAGCTCAACACGGCATCGATCATCGCGCATACACCAGCACGCGCCCGAGCGTCTTCCAATCCATGATCAGTTCCAGATCCGCGCGGCGCGTCAGCCCTTCCAGCACGAAGAGCGTGCGGAGGAAATCTTGATTGAGCATCGAGATGTGCGTCGGGTCGAGGTCGTCGCTCGTCGCCACGTCGAGCAGATGCGTCGGCGCCGGATGAAAGCGTGTCGTCAGATAGACGTAGTGCGTGGTCCAGTGACACAGGTTGGTCACCGCCTGGCGGATCTGCCGGATCGTCAAGTGCTCGAGCACTTCACGGCAGATCACCAGGTCGAACGCGCCCGTGAACGGCTGCACGCTGTTGGGATTCGCCACATCGGCGGCGCCGAAGCGCGGCGCGTCCAGCCAGGCCGGGGAGCGGGTGACATCACAGCCGACCGCATCGAGGCCGGCTTCGCACAACAGGCGCACCAGATGCCCGGCGCCACACCCGGCATCGAGGATGCGCGTCGGCGCGAACGCCTGCACGATCAGCGGTACCTGCGGTTCGTCGGCGAGGCGGCGCGCGTCGGCACTGTAGTCCGTGACCGGCTGCCACGGCTTGTCGGCCGCCTGCTGCGTCTGCACGAGGGCTTCGAAGGTCGCGAGCGGATCGCGCGGCGGGGCGAGGACCGCTTGCGCGAGACTCTTCGCGCGCGCGTTCGGCTTCGCTTTCGGTTTTGGCTTGATCGCTTTCTTCGTCATGCGGTGAGCCGCTCCGTGCTGGTCCGCTCCTGCGTCATGGTATGCACGATGTGCGTGCCGGTCGAGAGACACGCGTCAATCACGTCGAGCGGCAGTTTGCCGTACCAGTCGAGCCCTTTCACGAGTAAGCGCGGCTTCAACTCGGTCACGGCGTGCGCCAGCGTGTCGGTGAAGTAGCACTGACACGGCACGAGCGCGGTCAGACAATCGGCGCGCTCCCCCGCCGTCTGGAACGGGTCGCGTCCTTTCGCCCGAATCGCCGCGTCCGGCGCCACGCGCACCAGGAACCGCTCGAAATCGTCGATGATGACGTCACGGGCGCACAGGGCTTTCGCCGCGAGCATATAGCGCACATGCCCGATGTGCAGCGGGTCGAAACACCCGTCCGCGAGCACGCCGCTATTCCGGCTCGACGCGTTCAACCCGTTCATACGTGTCCGTCACCGCGCCCACGGCCCCGATGTGCTGGTCGAGATAGCTCGCCGCTTCATCGCCCAACTTCGCGCTCGCCGCATTCACGACTTCCGCCTTCGTCGCGTTCGGATTCCCGACGTTGCGCAGATTCTGCTTCGTCTTCTCGATCTGAATCGCGGCTCTGACGACTTTCGGCATCGACATCAAGACTTCATGGCCGCGTTCGCCGCGCGTGATGAACCCGTCGGGCGATTTGTTGTAGCCGCCGATCTGTTCGAGGTCTTTCACGTCGCCGGGGCGCACCTGGTCCCACCCTTTGCGCTTGTTGCGCCAGATGTGGTCGGTCGCCAAGGCCGCATTGAACCAGCGGCACTCGCGCGAGGGGTCTTTCAGCTCGATCGGGGCACTCGGCTCGTTGAACGGGTTCTGCAAGCGGGCCGCATAGCGCGGATCGCTCATCAACACGTCCAGCGAGGTCTGACTGTCGCGTTCGGTCACTTCGATGCGGGGTTTTCTCGGCATGATCCTCAGTCCTCGAGTTGCGCCGCGCGGCCGGGGACGTGGCCGACGGTCAACTCCTGCCATTTGCTGTCACTGATGCCCCGATCGCGCGCGATTTTCGTCTCGAGCGCCGAGAGCGAGGGCCGGCGCGCGGGACCGCCGGGGCTTTCCGTCACGATCGGCGCGTGCGCCGGGGGCGCGGGGGCGGCTTTCCGGCTCACGCGGTCGAGTCCGAGCGCGGTGAGCGCGAGAATCGACGCCACGTTCGGGTCGGCGGTCTGATGCGCCGGCATGGTGCGCCAGATCTGCGTCAAGGCTTCCTGACTCGGGCTGCGGCCGTCGGCATCTTTCACCGTGAGCGCGATCTGGAAGTTGCGCGCCGATTGGTCCTGCGCATTGCGCTCCTGCACGGGGCCGATCGCCTTGTCGGCAATCGCTTGGGCCGTCTGCGTGATGAGCGTTTGCAGGGTGTTCGCCCGCGCGAGGTCCGGTTTGCCGTCGGTGGTGTAGAGGTCCAGCGTTTTCGCCAGTTGTTCGGCGCGCGGGTCGGTCGCCGGCTCGTGCGGCGCGGCCGGCGCCGGGGCGG